GGTGTAACTAATGGAACAACAGAACTAACAAAACAAGTTCAGGATATCAAACGTCCTAACGTAAACTTCAACCCAATCACTATTGATGTTTACAACAGCAAGATCTTCTTGCAGGGCAAACCAGAATGGCAAGAAACTACAGTTACATTGCGTGACGATAGTTCAGGCGCAGTTAGCAAGTTGGTCGGTGAGCAGATCCAGAAGCAATTTGACTTCATGGAACAAGCATCAGCACCAAGCGGTATTAACTACAAGTTTACATTAGAGTTTGAAATGTTAGACGGTGGTAATGGCGCAGTTACTCCTAACATCTTAGAAGCATGGCAATTAGATGGTTGCTTCTTGAGCCAAGTTGACTACGGCGAAATGGCTTACAACAGCAACGATCCTGCATTAATTTCATTGAACATCAAGTTCGACAATGCTGTACAAACTGTTGGTGGTGGTGTTGGTACTACTGTAGTTACTAAGACTCCAGGCGGCACAGTAAACTAATCTAGTTTAATTGATAAACAAGCCCGGTCTAAAAAACCGGGTTTTTTTATGGCATAAATATTAATATGCCAACACTTAAAGCCGAACTACAATCAAAAATTATATCCACACAGGATTCTCTTGATCTAGTTAATGCTAAAATTTCAACTATTAATAACATCCTGGCAACTGGCACGCCCGGAACAGACGTTAACGGAAATGCAACATTAACGTTAAATGGGATTGATTATGCAGTTAGTGATTTAACATCTACACTATCTGATTTAGTAAAACAACAAAATAGTTATAATTCAAATCTATCAACTTATAAAGCAGATTTACCAAAAGCATCAACTGTTGATACGCCAACACAGCTACCGAGAGATTCTACAGTAATACGTGATTATCGACATGCGGCTCGTATTTTTACAGACGATAATTTTAGACTAAGTCCAAAATACGATTTTTTATTTTATGTTGAGTTTGATTTCAATCCGTTAATTACCAGTATTAGTAATCAAGCCGCACAAGAACTAGGCATGATTGTTAAAACAGTCAGCTTGCCAAAATACACAATTGAACACAAGATACATAATGCTTACAATCGTGTAAACATCAGTCAACACAAAATCAAATACGATCCTATACAAATTACCTTCCACGATGACCAAGCCGACAATGTCCGTGACTTTTGGTACGACTACTACAGCTTCTTCTATCGTGACAGTGACTATGCCGACGTTACATATCAAGGCATAAGCAAGTATCAAAGTCGTCCTAGTTTTGATTGGGGCTATAGTCCACGTCCCACAGTTGGCTACAACAATAGTCAACTGTATCAGCCATACCAATACATTCAAGGTATTCGCATCTACAGTTTATATCAGAATAATTTTAGCGAGTATCAATTGGTTAACCCGACTATCACAAGTTTTAGCCATGGTGAGCACCGCAACGGTCAAAATGGTCTTGTCGAACACTCAATGAGTATTACTTTTGAAACAGTCAAATACCTAACAGGTTATGTGACAAATAATACAGTTGGCGGATATGTCGACTTACATTACGATCGTACACCTAGTCCATTGGGCGGAACACCAGCATCAGAAACCTCGACTGATACAGTTATTGATTTAGCTTATTCAAATCCATTAACACAATTAGGTTACGTTAATCAAACAACAGTACAGGTCAATAACACCGGGACTGCTGGAATCAAAGCCGCAGGCTCATATAATGTTGCTACACAGACATCCGCATTAAATGGTAGTGGCGGTGGATTCAACATTCCAACATTAGGTAGCTTATCACAAGGTGTAACAAGTCAAGCACTACTAAGTCAACAGCTAAGTGCCGCAACAGCAAACTTGGCAGGCACAGTAGTTGGCAATGCGGCCAATGGAGTCATTGGCGGTATTACTAAAGGACTTGGTCCCAACGGAACAGCTATTGTTGGTGGTATTGCCGCTGCCATTGTTAATCCTAAGGCCGCACTACAAGCTGTAGAAAACCTAGCAGTCAGTTACGCGGTACAAAAAGTTACACAAGGAGTAGTGAACTTTACACAACCATACATTGATAAAATTTCAGGACAGATCTCTACTACAGTTGGAGGTTGGACAGATTCTATTTCCAAAACTGCCGGCGATGTTTTCAACACTACTGCACAAGCCAGTAACTCTTTGTTAGCTCAAACATTACCAATAGATACACAATATCAACTAGGTGTTGGATTCTACGGATCAGCTGGACTGAGTGCATCTGGACAAGATGCTATCATCAATTCATCATTTGCAGATTATCAAGCAGGTGGTGGCTCATTATCCTTGGCTGAATTCTCTAATGGATTCTTTGAATAATGTCTAGTACTCAAATTTCAACAGCATCAAATTTACAAGGCCCTAACGCCAGTACATCTGCTGGCAACTCGGCTAATCAATATTTTACAAATTTATACACAATAGACTTGAGCGTTAGTGCTGACGTCAACGATGCGTTGATTGGATTCTTTGGTGAGTATGCAGGCAATCCAATTGCTGGAAAAAATTTAGCAGGTGCGGTACTGTATGCGGCCAAAGCTCAAAATATAGATCCCATGACAATATTAGATAATTTTACTAAATTGCCATCCTCACAACTTAACAGTTACATACTGGCTTTCTTAAATTCAACTCGTGTTCCTACCAGCAGTCTTGGTGTTAGAACAACAGCCACAACCAGTCCATTAATTACCCGTACAATACTAGTATGAGCAAATACGCACAAGGTAAATTTCAACTACAAAACCCAGAAAAGTATGTAGGCAACAAACAGCCAACATACCGTTCAAGTTGGGAATATGTATTCATGCAGTTCTGCGATAACAACCCTAGCATACTACAATGGGCCAGCGAAGCAGTACACATTAACTATCGTAATCCCTTAACAGGTAAAAATACAATCTACGTACCAGATTTCCTAATTACCTATAATGATGCCAATGGTGGCACACATGCAGAAGTAGTTGAAGTTAAACCCAAAAAAGAAACTACCTTAGAGGGTGCCAAAAACATCCGCGATCAAGCCAGTGCTGTACTTAACATGGCCAAATGGCAAGCGGCACAAGCATGGTGTAAAGCACATGGACTAACATTCCGTGTAGTAACCGAAGATATGATTTTCCATCAAGGTCGTGGCAAATAAATATTGCTATGACCAAGAAACTCGAAGAACTATTTAACCTACCCCCTCAAGCGGGCACACCTGACCCTACAGTAGAGGAAAGCACTAGTTTTGTTAACGAAAACCGCGACATAATCACTGAAGTGGATGCCGCAATTAGCAAGATTGATATAGCCCTTCCTACAGTACGTGACTTAGATACTGCTGACTCGGAACTAGACGAATTAGCGGCCCTAGCAAAAAGTAAAGCCGAAGACCTAATAGATTTGGGCATGAACGTAGAACCACGTTTTAGTGGTGTAATCCTACAAACAGCCGGCGTAATGTTAGGACATGCCATTACAGCTAAAACAGCTAAAATGGACAAGAAGCTACGTATGATTAGCTTACAGTTACAAAAAGCTCGCTTAGATCATCAGATTAACAAAGATAAAAAAGACCCAGCCGAAGAAGCTGTTGAAGGTCAGGGAATTGTATTGGACCGCAATGAGTTATTAAAAACCATTCTCGGCAAGCAAGACAAATAATTCCCAAAAAGAATAAATATACAATAATAGGAATATAACAATGAAGCCATTCCAGTCTTACATTTTTGAACTAAGCCGACCAAGCGAGTTTCGCATTAAACTAGCGGGTATCAACCCGAAGGGCGAAACAATGGACAGAATTAAAAATGCTCTTGAAGCATATCAACTTGAGAGCATCTCAGCAGTAAAAAGTCTACCAGTACAAGAACACCGCGAATTTCCACAATGGGGCGGTGCAGTTGAAGCATATCAATTTGATGTCAAGGTAGCATATCCAACAACATCTGTAGCTATGCAGATGTTAATTAAAGAACGTGCCGGTATTAATCCAAACTGGATTTGTGTACGTAATTTAAGTGAAGCTGAATACACAGACGAAGCAGAAGCACTTGGTAAAGATCAAACTGGTGCTCTACTAGACGAAACCGAATTAA